ATTCTATCATCAGAATAAAATAATTTACATGAAATATATGATAAATCTGGATCTACATTAGGATTTTGACATAATTCTGGTAAATATGATTCTAAATCATTTAAAGGACATGATGAAATTTCAAGTGAATGAACTTCTTTAGGAAAACCTTTATAAGTTTTTAAATTTTCAATATATGATATTTTTAAAAGTCCTTCTACTCTTTCTGGAAAACCTTCAAATGATATTCAATTATCACCTTCACTCATTATAGAACCATGAATAATATTAAATTTTATATTCTCTGGAAGTTTTATTTCATTACAATCATTTCTATATGTCATATAATCAAAATAAATATCGTCTCAAACATCTATAGAATAATCGTTATTTATTGTTATTTTTGCTGGAATTCCTGAATATATTCCAGTACTACCACTGGAATAAAAATTTCTTTTAAAAACGTGTCTAGCACACCACTCTGCTATATTTTTGGTTTTTATATATCTTTCATCAGATTGTTGTGCATCGCCAGAATAATCAATTAATGAAGAATCAAAAGCATCATCAAGGCTTTCATTAACTTTAACTTTATTTTTCTTTTTATTATATAAAGTAGTTTTTCATCCAAATAATTCGCATTGTTTAGGTGTAAGGTCTCATTCTTCTATCATTCCACTAAGCATAAGGTCTCAAAATTCTTCTTTAGGAATATTATTATTAAATTTTATGTTAAATTGTCCTCATATACTTTTAGGTGCGCCTTTTAATGTTTTTAATTTATTTTTTTCTACTGAATAATTACCATAAACTATTTCCGGACCACATTCAAGAGATTCCAATTTATTATTGTAAACATTAAAAAAATTATCATGTTGTGAATCTCCAATAATTTTAGGAGATCCCTTTAAAGATATTAATTTATTTTCACAAACATTATAATTTCCAGAAACTATTTCTGGACCGCCTTCTAATGTTTTTAAACTATTACCACAACAATAAAAATTACCAAAAACTTGTTTTGGACAGCCTCTTAAACTTTTAATACCACTATCTTGTTTAAACAAAAAACTACCATGACAAACATTAAAATTTATATATTCAGGAAATTCTGCAGGATAAGTATTTTTCAAATCATCTATTACTCCGTATCATCTATCTGGAGATAATATAGTTATATCACAAAATAAATCTATAGTATAGTCTTCATTTATTTTATAGTCTTTATCATATATAAGAGGACTTCATACATAATTAATGTGATGGGTGATAGTGCTTTTTTCTATCCAATTTTTAATTTGAGAAATTTTATCATTTTTTTCAAAATCTCCTGAATAATCAATTAAACTAGAATCAAAAATATTATCAAACGATTCATATAAATTATTTAAATGTCTATATTTAAATGGTTTTAAATGATATTTTTCATAATATTTTTTAATTATTCTTTTTTCATTTTCTTCATCTTCAAGATTATGTTTTTTATATATTGCAACCATATCACAAATTTCATTATATGCCGGAACATTACATGAAAAAGATCATCCAAAATCTATACATGACATTGGAAAACCTTCTGTTGATTCTATCGGATTATAAGAACAATATAGATCTCCATCTAAATATTCAGGAGAATATTTTAAATTTGTTAATTTATTATTTTCACAATAAAAACCATCTGATGTATATGTTCCATTATCTTGTAATAAAATTTTAGGACATCCTCTTAAAGTAGTTAAAGAATTTCCTCCACAATCAAATGAACCTACACAAGTACCAAATTTAACATATTCTGGAATTTCTGAAATTTCTTCTCCTTCATTTGAATATTTTTCATGAGTTCATTTTTTACCTATTTTTCCAAAATTATGGCCACGCATACATAAACCGCCTTTAAGAATATTTACAGTTTTATCTTCATAATTATATTGAATATTTTCTGGTTTAAGAATAAAACCATATTTATCACAGCAATTAGTAAAAATTCATTCTAAAGCTCTATTTTTATCATATTCATTTTTATCGGATTTTTCAAAATCTTTAGAATAATCTATTAAACTAGCATCAAAAATATTATCAAAACTTTCATTTATCATAATCTTAAAAATTCCTTTATAGAATATTTATTCTATAATAAATATATTGTAATATTAAAAAGATATGCGCATTAAATCTAAAATCATTACAGCAGTTTACAACTTAAAGTTATGTTTAAAAACTTAAAGTGGATGATAGAAAACCTTACTATTAGAGGAGATTAACACGAAATTAATCTCCTCTTTATATTATCATGGATATCTAGGCGTATCTAATAGTGCAGCTATTAATAAAGATAATATTGTTAAAAATAATATTAAAAATATTATTGCAAATGGTATTCAAATTGGACTAAATACTCATCACCAACTCATCTGTGGTATTAAAGTAAATTTTAAAATAAGTAATAGTACAAATAAAAATGTAACACCAGGAAAACTTATTTTAAATAATGTTTTTTCTTTATTTTTTTCCATATATATTGTCTAATTCTTCTTTTAATTTTGTCATTATATATCTAATATTAGGTTGAGCGTGCGTATCAACCCTGAGTTTAAATAAACTTTCTCATTGGGATAATGTTCCTGTCATTACTATTTCAGTTTTAATATCTAATGGAAGAACTCCTCTTGCATCTTCTGCTTTTAATTTTTCACTTTCTTCAGAATCAGTAAGGAACATATAAGTGTCTTCTGCATCTTTACATAAATCCCAATACGCAGATGCTGATCTATCTTTACAAGTAAGAGTTCTTACCATTTGTTCTCCTGTTTCTTCTAACATTCATTCATTAGAAGATTTATCTAATGAATCAACATAAGTACTTAATCTATCTCTGAGATTATACATCCATCTAGGAATTATATATACTAATTCATTATTAAATTTATCTTTAGAATAATTACAATATCTAGTAGATTCTTGAGCAAAACTAAATACTCTATGCCTACACATGCTCTGTGATGTTGCTCTATCTATAATGAATTTTACTGTAATTCTTTTTTCATGAAATTCTGTAGGTTCACATAAAAATACTATATCATTTTCTCTATGATTTTCTACAATTACTCTATAATTAGTTGTAATATAATGATCTATATGAAAATGATCATCTGTGTGTTCTTTACACACACTATATTTATTATTTTTATAAAAAGCAACAGCATCAAGAGCTTTTAAATAATTAGGATCTGAAAGTGGAGATTCATGAGAAATTTTTAAATACACAGTTCCGTGTTCAAGCATAGCAGTATGGCCAGATATTATCATTCGTTGTGTAAAATTTTCTGCAGAACCTTCTTCAATCTTATTTTCAGATTTATAACAGGTTCTTCCGGCTCTTTCTATCTGTTCATATATTCCTTTAAGACCTTCATTTTGTTTAAGTATTGTATAACTAGAATCTATAAATTTCATTTTTAACTATATTAATTTTAATATTTTATAAAGTAAGGCTACATATTTTTATTAATAAATAATAAGAATAAACATAAATAAATCAAATATGTTAAAATGTCTTAAGAATATTACAAAATCTGAATTCAACTACATCAAAAATCATGAAATCACTATCTATGAAAAATTAGATATGTTTTATTTCAATGTTCTTCTTACTGAAAATAATACAACGATTTTAAAGAGTAACCATCATATAATTGATAAAATAGATAGAATAGTAAATTCTACTTATTCAACTATAAATGATTTTGTAGAATCTAATATTAATACTAATAAAAAAGAAATAATAAACAAATTTGGTGAATGCATAATAGGATTCTTTTATTGTCCTGTTGAAAAACCTGTCAATATAGATTATTCATCAAGCCATTTAGTGAATAAGTTTATACTTGGAAACATTAAGTCTCTCCTTGACAACAAGAAGATTGAAGAAAATGGTTATTTAGATATTGAATATTTTAAATCTGATAAATATCAAGTTTTTCCTTATCCTGAATTTGGATTTATTGGAAAACTTGAATCTGACACTTATGGAAAAAAACTTTTTGAATCTTATATCAATAATGAAATATCAGATCAAGAATTCATAAAATTTATTTGTGATCCATCTACATTATATTTAAATACTGATCCATATTTAGATAAAAGAACTTATTCAGGATTAAATCCAAATGAAATAGAAGGTATAATTCTTAAAACAGATAAATTCTCTTTTCAAGTTTTAAATAATTATGATAATTCTCAATTTGAATCTAAAGTTGATTATTATGATAGATTATTAAAAGATTTTATAAATTGATATGTATTTTCTAATATTTCTATAGATATTACAAAAGATTATATAGATAGTGTTTCTCAGATCTTTATTGAATATGTTAATAACAGCAATTTTTTAAAGAATTATAGATATGATGCAAATACATTATCTCCTTCTATAAATTCATATATTGCAGATTTAGATTATAGTCTTATCAATAATGATATGGTTAAAGTTATCTGTAAATATAATGAACTCTATAAAAACATTTATAGAATATTAATTCATAATCTTAGATATAAAAAATCTCCTAAAGAATCTAAATTTCTAAAGGAGAATGACTTTAAGTTATGAAATGAATTAGTTGATAAGATTAATCAGATTTTTTAAAAAAGTTCTTTTACTTTTTTATCTTCTAATGCTTCATTCATTATGCATTTAGCAAGATTATAATCCAATCTTCGTCTATATTTATTATCATCACACAATTGTTTAAAAGATGTTAAAAATACATCATTAGTTTTTAGTCTAATATTATTTAATATAAAATTACATTTATTTATAAATAATTGTAGATTTTCTATATTTCCATCAATTAATGAAACTTTAGTTACTCCTCTTGATGAGTTTTGTATTTTATTTTTTATTTCGCTTCCTAAAACAAATTTTATGCTATTTTCTTTACAATTATCTACACATTTAATACCAATAATTCCACATGGATCATTAAATTTTCATTTTTTAGATTTATTATTAGGAATTATTTTCTTTAAATCATTATAATTTCCTATCTTATTATCTAAATCATATATTAAAAAATCATCACTTTCTTTTTCATTAAATAAAGCTAAACACACTGGACATGCAGTATCATCAAACATTTTGCAAGTTAATGAAATAACTACAAATAATCTTTCATGAAATAAATTAGAAGTTATAAAACTTTCTGGAATTATTGCTGCAACATATTTACAATGTTTTAACATTAATTCTAAACATTTTTTGTACAAATCATCATATATTCCACCTTGATAATTAATGTGGTATCTTGATGCAACATTTTTTCCAAGATATGGAGGATTTGTTATGCATACATTATATCCTATTGGAAAATTTTCAATTGTATCTTGCTGAATTATTTCATATTTAGGACATAAATTTTCAGTAGGAATTATATCAAAACATTTTCAATCATTATTTACACCCATTAAATTTAAAATATTATTAGATCCTGCAAAAGGTTCTAATAATATTTCATTTTCTATATTAGGTATATTACTAAACCATTTTTTAAATATATTTAAATTAAATGGATTTTCTGTTGTATAAAATTTTCCTAATTCTTTTTTATTCATTTTTAATTTAGAAATTTATCTATTTCATCTTCTATATTATTCACATTTAATGTTTTTAATCAATATATACAATATTGTTTTATTTCATTAATTATTTCATCAGATGAACATATTTTATTTTTAATATTATCAAAAGAATTTAATTCTTTTATTTTATTATTAAAATATGTGCCATCTAATAATGCAAATGTAAATATATTCTTATCTGTGTTTTTAATAAAATTTTTAAGTGTAAATTTTACATCATTAAATTGTTCTTCTTGTAAACCTCCAAATAGTCCTTTTGTATATTTCAGTGTTCCATATCCTAATAATTCATATGATTTATAATTATATTTAAACATAACATCTAAACTTCTAGATGTATTATTTGTTCTATTTTTTACTATATTTCCTAAATTATCACAATATAAACTATTTGGCCCACTTGTTGGAAGTTTAATTACTTCTATTTTATATTTTTCTAAATTAGTTTTTAAGTATTCTATTTGAAATTTTTCATCAAAACCTTGTTTACCTATTGGAACTGAAAAATATAAATTAAATATGAAATCTTTTATATTAGAATTATCTAAATTTTTATATATAATATATATTTAATATATTATCGATGAATTCATTTTCAGAATAATAATATTGCAAATGATTTTTATAATCATTATATATTTGTTTAGATTTATTAATAAGATTATTATCTGAAATTTTTCCCAGATTATTTAATTGTGCATTATTTCTAGCAGTATTTATTAAATTATTAAATAATTCACCTTCAAATATATTATAAAACATATATTTAATATTATTTTATTATTTATTATGTTTAATTGGAGGAATCCAATCTATTTCTGGATTACCTTTATATCCTTTTTGCCATATATACCATGCAAATGCTATAGATCCTCCAGTTTCAGGATTATTTTCAAAATCACCACCACTTGCGCAATTCATTCTTTCTGAACAAATCCATATATATCTAGGTGGATTTTCCTTAAATAATTTATACCTTTTAAGCCCTTCAAGAAATTGAATTTTTAAAAACATCATAACATAATTATTGTCCTGAACTATATCTAATGCATGTTCTACACATTCTTGTGCAAGTCCATATGGTGGATTTGTAATTATATGAATATCTTTTGGAATATCAAATGTTCTAGATATCTTATCATCAAAACACTGACTTATAATATCTTTTGTTATTTGTCCCATTGTGAAAAAATCGCAAGATTCTTCAATAAATTTATATTTTTTATCTGTAGGTTGTTCTCTTACTATTAAATCAGAACCTATAACATCATATCCATCTTCTGCTAATATCTGTGCAATGTGTCCTTGTCCAATTATCTTTTAATGGAACCTGAAGAATATTATATTTTCTCATCATATTTAATAAAGCTTTTGTTGCAATAGGTGGTGTTGCATAATAATCATTTTCTTCTCTTTCAGATTTAGAATGATTACTTGCTCCCATTGTTACAAAAACATTATGTGTTCCTTTTTTATCTGTCATTATAGTGTTTTTTTATCTAATTCTAATTTGTCTAATTCACTATTAATATATTCTATTTTAGATTTTACATCATTAAATGAATATATATTCCATCTTTTATCATTAAATCCCCATTCACTAGGAAAACCTACATTACATTGATTATGTTTATGATTTTCTAGTGATATATTATTATGAACATGTCCAAAAAGTTGCCATTCTCCTCTGAATGTTCCATCCCATGAAGACATAGGATAATGACATAATGTTATTCCTTTGCTTTTTATACCATCTGTAACAACTATTTTCGCCAATCTGTCTACAGTATCAAAACATTCAAAATTTTCATTATGTTCTTTATCATGATTTCCAAGAATTACATGTTTATGTCCATTAAAATTATTATTGAAATTTATAAGACCTGTTTTAGGAGAACCCCAGAGAATATCTCCTAAAATAAAAATATGATCATCCGGAGAAACTTGTGAATTCCATTTTTCCTTTATGTCATTAAACATTTCATTTACATCTGCATATGGTCTACCATCTAATTTGATTATATTTGCATGAAAAAGATGCAAATCTGATGTAAACCATAATTTAGTATTTCGTATATCAAATATTTGATTCCACTTTAATTGACTACTCATAATTCTTCACCAGTTAAATCATAATAAGCATTTTGTAATTCATGAAGATATTTTATCGGTTTACCTATATAATATTCTCCTTGAATTATTCTTATATCTCCATTAAGATCTTTACCAAAAAATAATTGTTCTCCATCTTCAGGTGCCTTAAGTTCTAATGTGCATGTTTCTTTATTGAATCCAAATTTATGAAGCAACTCATCTGTTATTTTTACAAAATTAAATTCATCATATGGAGCTTCTAAAAGACCATCATAATAAATAGTTATAATAAATTTATCGCTAAATCTTTCTTCTTTTCTTGGAAGTGGACCTTCTATTGAATATATTTTTCCAAGACTACCATTATATTCTATATAATTTCCTAATCTTAATTCATTAATTTTTTCTATCATATTAAATCCTCCCCATTTTTTCTCCTTTCTTTTTAAATTCATCCCAATCCCAATCATAATTTTTGTGAAGATTATCTGGAATCTTATGATAATTAGTATCCATTTTCACTAATTCTGGATCATAATCATTAAGAATGTCTTTAATGAGCTTTTTAGAAATCATTCCAAGATCCATTTGAATTGATCTATATGGATGTCCTTGCATACGAAGATATACTACACATTTTTCCACATCTGTGTAATCTTCTGGAAATTCTATTTCATTTATTTTACTGAATTCTTTAATCCTTATCTCTGCTCTGTGTTTATAAGGTTCTAATTGTGTTTTATCTACCATAAAAATATTATATGTTCATCTTTAATTTATTTTATCATAATATATAGTTTCTGATGTAATAGGAGATTTATATTTTTTCATCATTTCTTTATTTCCATTCATATAACATATATTATGCCATTTATTTTCTACTACTTTAGATACTGAATACATTATTTTTGAACGTATTTCACTTTTAAATATTCTTATATCAAATCTATCTTTTGTCATATGTAAGATATTCACTTGTGATTAAAAATAATGGTACCTCAGAACCTGAATTTTTAGTTCCTTCCGTAGATGTTATACATTTATTAGTTTTAACATTACTTAAAATATAAAACGCAGGAGAAAATGGTGTGTTATTTCTAATTCTAGATATTTTAAAATGTTCTTTATTCATGTGTAAATATAATAAATTAATAAACAAAAGAAAAAAGGATCCTCATATGAAGATCCTTTATGTTTATTTTTTCTATTATATAATTTCTTGGATTTTTGAATTTTGAAATGATTTATAGATTTTCCATATAATTCAATTTCAATTTCTCTATTTGCTTTATTTATAGTTTTTACTATTTCTAAATTTATGTTTTTAGTTTTCATTTTAAAATCTGCTTTTAAATACTTCCTCTTGTTGTTCTTGAGGTCCTTGTTCAACTTTAACTTGTTTTAATATAAATCTATCAAGTGATTCAAATTTTGTTCCTAAAGTGTCTAGAATTTCAACAGGCTTACTTATCTGTTCTCAACTCATACCATATTGTTTTGCTTCATGATAATAAGCAATATATTCTTGTTCTAATTCTTTAATAAGTTTTTTAATTTTTTCTCCTCTTTCAATCAAGTAAGTCATAATAGAAATAGTATTTTATTATTTATTAAAAAATGCAATACCATTTCTGATATTGCAAATATAATAAAATATTTTTTATCTAGATTCAATATTTCTAATAGTTCTTCTGAGCTTATCTAAATAAATTTCGCAAGATCCTTCTTTAATATTTAGTCTTCCTTGAACATTAGCATTTTTTACTTTACCATCTGTACACTGCTTTATTGCAAAATCATGCTCATCTTTATATGTTGAAATATAAAATAGAAATGGAATTAATTTTACTTTCAATCATGAAATTTGTTCTCCTTCTGTACTATAATATGATATTGCTATAAGAGCTGATGATTTCTTGTCTAGATTTCCTGTGTGAACAAATCTACTTACAATTTCTGTAATTTCATCCCTATCACCAAGACCATTATTATAATTTTTAGAATAATTATCTTTTCTTACTAATGGTTTACAGATTACAGCTTTAGAATCTACATATATATTATCTCATTCATAATCTGGAAATTTCATTTCACCATTAGGATTCTGACACATAAGTGTTTTTATTCCCATATGAAATCTTCCTTCTTTAATAGCATTATAAACATGTGTTTCAATTCTATTGCCTACACCAGCAGTAATAGGTACTTCTATAGTAGAAACTTTATGAATTCCTTTAACGACTTCCTCTTTCCCTTCAATTCTTGCATCTTCAAAACAAGTGTTTAAATAGTTTTCTCATAATTCTACTTGTTCATTTGTATAAGGAGTATTATATCTTTCAATAAATTCCTTACGCTGTTGATTGAGAATTTCTTCATTCTCTAAACTAAAATTTTTTATCATATATTTAATTTAAATATTCTAAATTGCTGAATCCAGAATTTTTTGAAATCTGAATTCTTTTATCAAATAGTGATTCATCAAGTGCTGCATGACTTACAATGAATACGTTTATATTAAGTTCTTCTGCTATTTCTCCAAGATATTTTACTACATCAGCAGAAGTTTCTATATCTAATGAAGATAATGTCTCATCAAGAGAAATCATATTGATTTGAGGATATTTTCTCTTAATCATTCTTATGAGAGCGCATATTACTGTAATATTGACTCTTCCTTTCTCTCCTTCACTAAGCGTATCAACGCTGATTTCTTGTCCAAGATGTTCAAGATGAGGATCAAAATTATCATCAAATTCAAGTGAATATGGAAAACTCAATCCAATGAGGGCGTTTTTAATTTCTTCATTTAATGTTGGAAGATAATTTCTCATCATATCCCTCTTTATACCATCAGAACCATATAGTTGCTCTAATATTGTAAGATAATCTAAATTTTCTGTATTATCACTTACAATTTGAAGCATATCAGTTTTTTGTTTTTTTGAATTTTCTATAATTCTCTGTATTGCTTCATGTTCATCTGTTGAATTAACTTCATTATTAATATTATTAAGTTGTGTTAATGCAGCTGTTTTAAGTTTATTAAGAGCAATAATATTATTATTGATAGATTGTATTCCTTTATTAATCTTATTTAATAAATCTACATAAGAATTTATATTAGTATTATAATTAGCAATCAATCCTAAAATTTCTGCCTGCTTATTCTCTAATTGTGTTCTTAAATTATCAAAAGCTTCTCCTTCAAATGATGTGCCACAAGTTGGACATTTATCAGATTGATATAATGAAATCATTCTCTGAACATTAGACAAATCATTATCTGCTCTGAGTTTAAGTTGAACTATTGTGTCTTTTTTCTGATTAGTCTCATTATATGTTTTATAATATAAATTATAATTAGTATTATTAGTTTCTAATTGATTTGTAATTTCAATTAATTTAGAATTAAGTTCTTCTATTTTAGATTTATTATCTTCAGATTTCTTTTCACTTAATTTTTGAAGTTCTTCTTCAGAATGTTTTATGCTCTGCTCTATAGTAAATATTTGGCTTCTATTAGTGTTAATCATATTGCCAACGTCTCTCATATCTTTATTAATCATTTCATGAATGACATTAACTATCTCAAGAGAAAATATCTTATCAACTATTTGTCTCTTATCATTAGGTGTCATTGATATGAATGATTTGAAATTCTTAAGAGATAAATTTATAACATTACTGAAAATATGATATGGAAGTCCTTCTAATATTTCTTGATTTATTATATCTTCTACATTTTTCTTACCTGCTTTATCAAGTTCTACTCCATTTTTAAATACAGATAATGAAGTTGGCATAAAAGTTCTTTCAATTATATAAACATCTTTTCCTTTAACTATTGTCCCTTTAAGCCATCCATTCTTATTAATTCTATTAGCAATATCATTAGTTTTTACACCATCTATTTTACCATAAAACAATAATTTAGGCAAACACATTATTGAACTTTTTCCAGCTCCAGATCGTCCTGAAAGCTGCCACAACTTTCCTTCATCTCCTAATTCAAGTTTTTGTATTTCATTACCATATGAAAATAAATTTCTTCACTCTATACTTCTTATATGCATAATATCTTATTCATTTAAAGATTCATTAAATGCAACAATATAATGTTCATTCAATTTAAGTAATTCAGATTTCTGTTTATCTGATATTTCTAATTTCAATATTTTATTTTTAACAATATCATTAAGTGTCAAATCTTTAGTTATTTCATCTGTTTCTTTAAGTACTTGTTCAACATCAGAATTATCAAGAATAATTTCAATTTTCTTGGTACTGCATGAATCTAATGCAGTCATTAAATTACTTATATTAATATTATTAAGTTCTGTACGTTTTATTATTATATCTACATAATTATTTGTCAATAATTTACGTAAATTTTCTAAAGTTATGTCCATTATATCTTCTACGCGTAACTTTAAAAATTTAGGACTATAATCATTTTTATAAAAGTTTTCTACTATTTCTTCATTTTCAACATTCAAAACATAAATGCCTTTTTCATTTCCTATATCTGATCTTCTGAGTTGATATGGAGCTCCAATATATGTAACTTTTTCTGATTCTTGCCTTTTGTGAATATGACCACTATAGATTTTCTTTCCTTTAAATGTATTAGAATCAAATCCTGAAACGATCTGTCTACCATTATCATAATTAAAACTTTTAATATCTTCATGCATTATTGCAAAATCAATATCATTAAATTGCAGCATCGCATTAGTGTCTTCCTTTAAATCTCCACTTCAAGGAAATAAAAGAAAATTATGATATTTAGTTATAAGTATAGTATTTTCAGTAATTACTTTAACATTTTTAATAGGACGTAATACCTTTAATGAATTGATAGTATTATCATTTTTCTTATAAACATCATGATTTCCATTAATTATATATACTGGCAATATATTAGACATTTCAGTCATAATATCTATACCAATATTCATAACATTAAGATCTAGTGCTTGCCTATTATCAAAATAATCACCTGCAATTATAATTATACTGTTAGGCTTATCTTTTTTTATATTTTTTATTAATGGAAAAAAGAAATTATGAAAATACGATACAATATTGTCACTCCACTCTATTGATGCATTTCTTACACCAAAATGTATATCTGATATCAATATAATTTCTTGAATATCATCTTTAATTATATTTTTTACCATTTAAAATAATTTTTTAGAATGTTTAAATTTATTTTGAAGACCATAATCATTTTCTAGAATTTCTAAAATATTAGATTTTTCTTCTAGACTTAATACATTATTATACATATTAGAATAATTGAAATCAAAAAATTCACATATTGCACATAATATTTCTACTTTATTGTGATTTAATTTTTTCAATTCATCTCTAAAATAATAGTAAACTTCAGGTATTTCCTTTTTTTCTATTTTCTTAAGTTCATCACCATATTTATCAAAAAAAGGAGAAGAAAGATATATATCATATAGTTCTTTTTCTATCATTTTTCTAGACAATAATGTGTCCATATCATTAGTAGTTGATTCTTCATACATATCACTTACTAATGGAAGTACTGAAATTTCTGTATTTCTTGTACGTTCTTGTCCAATATCTATATTATCTCAATTGCTATCAAATAATTTATTTGGTTTATAATCCATTTATTTATAATATTTTATTTATAAATTTTATATGTCAAAATATCTAATTATTTTAGAATAGATTTGAACCAGTTATAATAGGCGCACCTTGATTAAATACAGCTTCAGATGCTTGAACATGTGCATCTACTTCAAGTGTTCCCATATTGGGTTTAATATTATTAGAACTCTGTCCTACTGAATTCATATTTTTTCTAAAATTATTAACAGTTACATTTTGATATATATCTTCTGCATCCTCTATTGCACTTGTAAGATCTTCTTTTATTCTGAGATATGTTTTATCCAGATTGAATTTCTTTCTAGTATTATCCATTGGACATACACGATCATATAAGCATTTCAAATAATAAATGCCCATTGATTTTTGAATTTGATCTGCAATAATACCAAATAATGCATCTACAGTTGCACCAAATCCAGCTGATTCTGAAATCTGATTGGCTGTCATATCAGTACTGTCAAACTGTCCTCGATTTGTCTGTGTTGCTGTCAATACACACCAGTTATTCTTAACAGCTATTGCTCTAACATCTTCTGCTAATGATTTAATTTTTTGATAAGTATTTTCAGAATTAGGATTTCTATAATTTTTCATAATGTTTATATAATCCAAATATATGTTATCAAAATGAAATTTATAAGTTTCTGATGAAAAATCTTCTTCTAGTTTAAGAATAAATGATTCCATTTCTATAGTTGTTAAAGTTGATGTAGGAAAACTTTTTACTCTCAAAATTCCTGGAGCTATTAAAGCACTATTTCTAAATGCTGAAATTTTTTGTTTCATTAAATTTTGATCTTCTGCTATTTTACCATAATCTAATGAAGGTATATTTAAAATATTAGAACCTATACGTTGAACAATCATTTCTTCTGGAAGCTCGAGTGATATATATAAACAATTCCTTCCTGCCTTAATTGCTTCAGCACAAAGATTTTGAAGCCATAATGATTTACCTATTTTAGGAGCTCCTGCAAAACCTATTAAAGAACCAGGTCATGTTCCTCCGTTAAGACACTTATCTATATAATCTATACCAGTTGATTGTTTCTTTAATTTAGTTTCTTTATGTGAAAGAGCATCAAAAAAATCCAATCCATTATTATCATTTTCACTTAAATCTAATATTGCATGCCTATTAAATGATCCTTTTGCAGCTTCACATATCTCTTTAACATTTTCAGTATTCACATCATCTTGATGAAGCTTTACATATGTTACCGTATCAATAAGAGCTCCTGTAAATTGTTTTCATTGAGCCCATGATGCTACAGAATCATACAACCAATCTTCTGTATATTGATTTAAATTACTAATAGAAGAATATAAAATATCTATAATGTCATTTGTTATGACATCTTCTTTATTATTGATTTTTATTAATTCTTTCATTTGCTCTTTTGAAGGAGCTGAATGATATTTAATTGAATATTCTCTACCTATTCTATATAAATCTTGTAAATTTTTTGCATCAAAATATTCAGGTTTTATTTTATATGCTAATTCTGGTTTACTCAGTATATAATGATAAAACAATGTTTCAGTATAATTATTCATATTATATTTCCTCTATTAGATATTATAAAATAAAATAGTGTTTTTTATTTTAATTTTTAACTATTAAACATATAGTAAATAAATATTAAAATATTATACGCTTAAAATGGGCAATATTAATTCATACGCAGAAAATTTAGAAAATTTAACAAAAAACGTTAATGACACCTTATCATTAATGTCCGCTTTAAATCAATCAATGTTTTCTGATTCAGACAGTGTAAATGCTAATATAGATGACACTAGTATTTCTATTCCATCATATTCTAATATTATTACAAGAGTAGAAAGAGCAGAAAATACAGTGTCTGCATTTGTAAAAGGAAATGGTGTAGTACAAACAGATGACAATACTTACAGAAGAATAAAAGCAACTGCTGTTCCTAAATCTCCTGATAAAATAGGCACAATCAATAATCCTACTACATTCAAAACTGACAGCAACTGGATATTTGAAGAACTAATGTTCCCGAAATGCCAAATAGAAGTAGATCTTAAAGGTAAAATAGATGATTACGCAGATAGAGTGAATGTCAATAGAGTCATTCTTTCTGAAACTGATTCTAGTTTTTATAATAATTATATTTTAAACACTGATGGAGAAACAACAATAGAATATCCAGCACTTATTGCCCTTTTAGAACAATATGGAATTTCTTATTCTGAAGATGTTGAAACTTTAAATCTCCCAATGAGTTATGAAAAATATTATGGTGAATTTACTATAACAAAAACAGAAATAATAAATGGTAAAAATTGGTATTATTTAGATAACATTAATTTTTCAAATATTGATATTAATGGCAATGTTATTTCAAATTCATATGTTATTTCAGATTCTTCAACATTCAATTATTTAAGATATGAAGATTCTTTATTTAAAATAGTTGAATTAGATGCTGGTTCAAAAAGAATCAGAGTAGATTATAGTGTTGGTTATAACACTCCTATAGTAGGTGGAACATTTTATTTATATAATGAACCATATCAAAATAAAATAGTAAATGTTCCATTTGGTCCTAATGAAATCAATATAATATATTTTAAGTCTATAAATGAAGAATATAATGTATTAAGTAGAGAGTGGAGTGATCCTATTTCATTTATATCTAATAATCTTAAATTAGAAGGAAATGACACAATATTTAAAGATTATTATAAGAAATATGTTACTGATATGGGTGCATATTGGAAAGATCTTGCATATTCAAATACTGTCTTAAAAACTGATGCTCTAACTCCTAACACACCTGTTTTAGTTAAAGAAGATCTTAAAGTTGTACAAATCAATAAACAGCTTGAAGCAACACTTGACAGTGAATCATATAATTCTCTTGTAAGAGAAGTTGAAACATCAAAATCACAAATAAATTCTTTAAACACTAATATATCATCTTATAAAAATTCATTAGTGACAGAAACATCTGATTCTAATATATCAGCATTAAAGAATTTAATAGATGCGGACACAGAAAAACTTCAAACTGCTACTCAGCAATATGAATCTGCAGTAAATGAACTTAATACACTTTTAAATAAGAGTGGCAGCATTTCATATTCTCCTAAATATCACGTAAGAGGATTTTTCCAGATTCCAGATCCTGTTTATACAGATTCTACTAATAAATTAGGAAAGCAAGAAGTGATAGGTTTTGATATTATGTATAGATATCTTCACACCGATGAATCTGGTATGGCATTAGACACATATAATTATACAGAAGTTGATGCAAGTGGAAATTCAAAAACATCTAAAGCAGTATTCAGCGATTGAAATATGACAACATCTCTATTTAAAGAACAGATTTGAGATGAAGACAGTCAATCATATATATGGGCAGATGAAACTACAGCAAATGGAGATGCAATAAATATTAATCAAATTGATATTCCTATTAGAAATGGAGAAAAAGTAGAAATAAGAGCTCGTTCTATTTCTGAAGCTGGATATAGTAACGGAAGTCCTGAAAAATCCCCATGGAGTGAAAGTGTTATTGTAGAATTTCCAGAAAATTTAACATCTAATGATAGTACTTCAAGCATTATAGAATCTAGTAAAAATGATGTTACAGCAGTAGTTCTCCAACAAACAATGAGTGCAGCCGGTGTTTATTCACACTTAAATGATACGACAGAACAATATAAACACAGTGCTGATAACATATATTTTCAACAACGAATAACAGATGATAATGCAAATGTTACAGTTGTTACATCTCCTGTTTCAGACACGTTAACATCTATACTTAAACTTTTAGCAGAACTTAAAGCATCAGTAGAAAATTTACAACAAAATAGTTAATAAAATATGGCATATACTTTAACTAATAATGAATATTTTATAAAAGCAAGAAATATTTCTAAAGGCAGTATATATCCTCATGATGAAAAAATATTAAAAAACATATTTATAAATACTTTTTCATTATATGATATAAAAGATAGTTCTATATCATTATCTGAAGATGCTGTTATAAGAATATACGTGAATATATTGATTCCTACTAATTCTGTTAATTTTTCATTAAAAATAGATAACGTTGAAACCGAATTTATTTGGAATAGAACAGAATTAGACCTTAATGGATATAATACTGCATATGGAAAATGTAATAATATGAATGTTCCTAACAATTCATATATGCTTCTCCGTGTGAATCCTAAACTCTCTGGTAATGTTAAAGTAGTTGTTGATAGTAATTCTAATCTTTATTTAGATTCATTTAAGGTCAATCCCGAATTATCAAAAAGAAAATATAGAAAAATTCCTATTTCATATAAAGATTATTATGGAAGAAACATTTCTGCTTTTGCCAATAATCTTCCTACTTATAATTATTTTTATGAAGTACCTGAAAATTATCATAAATTATTTACAGTTGTAAGTGATTATAAAGAACAATATGTTGACACTTATAGATATGGTGTAACAACTAATACAGATAAATTATATGATGAAAATTTTTCTATTTTAGCACCATTATCAGTAGGTAAAATAATTCCTGATTTTTTTATTGTATTTAAAGTTAATGGAGTTGTAGATTTAACAAAATCGATGAGTGATATTAGTATAATGAAAAAACTCTTAAAAGAGAGTACTTTTGTAAAATCATTTGATTTAAGAAAAAATTCAAAATTAGGAACATACGTTAGAACAATTAGAGATAAATCTAAAAATACAATAGGTTCTTTATATGTGTCTTATAATCCTAAACAATTTAATACATATACAGGAATTGCTTTAGATAAAGGAACGGTGTCTACTATTTATGAATCTCCTTACTCTCTTAAATATAAAAATCAAGTACAATCTGATAACTTTTATACTTTAGGTTTTGAAAGAAATCATATTGTAAGTGATCACATCATTAATTTTGAATATATGTTTAATGATGAAGATTCTGATATGTTCAGCATAAATACATATTTTGGATTATATATTAAAATTAATGAAAATTCTCTTCCTTGTTATTATATAAATAATGATATATATCAAATTGATGGACAATTACCTAAAGGACTACAATTTGATGTAAATACTCCTGAAAATAATGATTTGCTATATTGTTTTTCAGATGAAGAAAATTGTTATAGAATAGATTCTTCATTAAAAGGATTTAAAAATTTAAATATTTATAATAATAGGTTAGGAGAAAACATTCTATCATCAAAAGTCAATAAAATATATGATTCTTCTAATGGAACAAATAAAATATCTTATATAACTTTTCAACTTAATGATATTATTGAACCTGGAGAACATTTTAAAATTATTCATAAAGAAAATAGTCATAATATAAATATTTATGAAATTGTATTTTCTAATTATGAAAAATATAAAAATAAAGGTATTTCGAGAACTATTGTAAATACTGGAACATCTGAAGACGAAAATGTAAATTATACTTTTTATCGAATTTCTATTTATAGTGAATTCAGAGATGAACTTAATAAAAGTATAACAATAGAAAAACAAATAGAAAATATAACAGATGCGTTATATGCTTTCATTAAAGAATATAATGCTCCAATACTTTTTACATATAGTAAAAATAGAATAGGAATTTATTCAGATAAAATAGATTTGACATTTGAACGTATATGCAATATGTGTTCAAATGGTGTAGATTCATCTATTGAAGATAATACTATCAATTATTTCAACATTAATAATAAAATAGATGCATCAATTCTTAAAATATCTAATTGTGATGATTCTAACGAATATTTTTATGCTAATAATTTTGAGTTATTAGGAGACAGAAGAACTTATATAGTAAATTTCAAAAACACTCAAAATAAAAATGCATATAATTTATCTGTAGATAATATAGATTCTTATTCTGAATATAATAAATTTCTATTTATAGATTCTAGTGTAATTTATGATATAGAAAATTTGAATAAAGCAGATTTTTCATTCACAAATCCTAATAAGAAAATGTTCTTACTGGATAAAGAACTCATAAATGAAGATAAAACTAATTTTTATCTTCCATATACTTGAAATTTTGGAATTGCTAGTATATTCAATATCAAAGACTTTAATTTTAATGTATTAGATAATTATAGCGATATTGCTATGCCTGGTGAAGATAAAAGAAAAATAACTGATAAAAATAATTATATAGATTTTGACGTTCTTGAAAATGATGCATCTTTAATAATAAAAAATATTCCAAGTGAAGCTTTTTCAAGTTATATTTCAGAAACTGATTCAGTTCCTCTTTATTCTCAAATAAATGTTACAAATATAACAAAAGAAACAATCACTATCATTGATTCTAGTGATGCAAGTGGAAAGATAACAGAAGATATCAGTGTATATCATTATGATCATCCTACCGAATTAAGTATGAATAAGTATTTGAAATTTAAATATGATAGAAATGTAAATAAATCTTATATTTCATTGACATCACCATATAATTGCAAATGGACATCAGTAGGTACAGATTGTATTGCTAATAATTCCAAGTTAACATATAATAATAATTTTTTAGTTTATGATGCGTCATCTAAAGAATATACATATTCTTATATGATTCCTGTTGATTTAAATGATGAAGAAAATACTAAAACTAATAAAATATTCTCATCACTTATGGGATTTACATATGTTCCAAAAATTAGTGGAGAAGAATATAAGAAATATTTTAGCAATATGTTAGAATCTAATATAGATTCAAGTACTTCATTCAGAAATAGTATTTTTAAAGGACTTATGTCTATTGACAATCTTTTATATACTAATAATAACTATAAAAATAAATTCAGTAAAGTATATTTTAGAGGAGACAACACTTTAGAATTTATATCTAGTGGTGTTAAATTCAATATTAAATTTATTTCAGATTCAATTGTAGATCTTAAAAAATATAATAATTATAATGGTATTTTTATTTCTACTATTGGTAAAAATACATATAATAATTCTGATATTGAATTATTTATAGATGAAATTAATGAAAATGTAGTTTTGATATGGCATCAGCCAGTATATTCATTAAGATATAAACACACAGAAGATCCTATTGAGTATAGTTCTTCACTATATGCAAAAAGAATTCCATTAGATTATAATACTAATATGATTTATCAATCTAATGATTCAAGTATTGTAATACCTACTTATACAAATATAGATAGCAATATAAAGAATTGTGAAATATTTACAACTAGTATTGACACTAATATAACAGATTGAAAGGATTATGAAAAATTAATATTCATATTAAAATCTAATTCTGTAAATAAGAAAAAAGATAATGAAAATGTTGATAAATTATATTCAAAAAATAATTCTTTATTGTGAATAGGAAAAAATATTCTAAATAAACCTGTTTCAGATTATAATAATAAATTAAGTGAAGTTTTAAATACTAATATTGAATTATTAAATGATATTAATATATCATATTTAGTTGGAGATAGCTCTAGTGCACTTAAACAGTATGAATCTCATTTGACATATTCTGATTTAAAGAATCATATATCAAATTGTGTCATCTATATTAAAACAGAAAAAGGACTTAAATATTATGATAATGAATATAATAATTTATATTCAATTAATGTTATTGATCCTATAGAAGAAACATTCATAAAAACAAATAGAACACCTACAAAATATTCAGGAAAAACAGAAAAATATAAAGGTTCTAAATTTTTTGTACATCCTACTTATTATGAACCAGAAATGATTAATATGTTAACATTTGAATATAATGATTCTAGTTTATGTGAACATTTTTCTAAAAATTATCATTTATCTAATATAAGGTTAAAAGATGTTGCTAATATTGATCAAATCTGATATAATAAATTGTCGTCTGATTTAAACTATTGTTTTAATTCTAATTATACAGCGTTTGGACTTGGTATTGATGTAGACAATAATTACAGTATTTTGAGTTCAGTGTGAAGTGAAAAATTCTTTAATAAATATTCTAGAGATAAAATACAAGATGAATATGATAAAAAGAATTTAGAAGGTCAGACTGATTTTATCATAAATGAATTGTCATATGGAAGTGATGAAAACCTTTATGATTATCTTCCTAAAGTTCCTAAATATCTTATATCAAATACTTTAGATTTAGCAGATGTTAAATCTAATGTTAAATTAAATAAAGAAGTGTTTAATTCTTCTTCTTATGATTCTTCTATATTATATGTTTATAATGAAGCGTGTGATGGAAGTACTTTATATTCAAATTGTATAGAGAGTCCAAATTTTAAAAAAAGTAATTAATTATAATTTATGGGAAGTTATAATAATATAGTAATTGAAAAAGGTATAGAAGTTTTTGATGCTAGTTATTATTCTGGCGAAAGTTATAATAATAAAAGAGTTTTATTATATCATAAAAATTATAATAATACTTATATACCAGTTAGCACATTAGACCAATCTATATATACTATTGATTGTAGTACTTATGTTTCATATGATTCAAATTCAGGGTCTTATGATGCAATAAAATTTAGACTATCTACAAATTTAAATTATAGATCGGCTCCTGGCGGAACAGAAGCAAGCACATATTTGTATTTTCCAGGGAAATATCCCACATATGGTGGTTCTGCAATATGTGCTGCACGAATTACAAGCCCTCCAGGAGTTTCTGAAGAATCTGAAACTATTGGTGGTTATAAAGATTGTAGTTTAAGAATGGGAGAGGGAGCCGACGGAAAAGAAATGTTTATTTGTGTACCAGGATATGTAGAAGGAAATAATGTTTATTCTGGCTATAGTTATAATAAATCAGGTGATTATGAAGTAAAAGTAACACAAACATATACTGCAAAAGATCCATCAATTTTTGATAGCAGCTTTTTTTATTTTGAACAAAATGATGCAAGTGTAATATGTGGTTCTATAAAATTAGAGAATGAAGAAAAGACTACATCGTTAGACTATTATTATATAGATAGTGGACTTACTCAACACCGATATACCAATATAACAACCAGATGAAGTGTTAAAAGTAATATGAAACCATATTATAATAATTATTATTATTTTAGACATTCCGTTTATTATTTAATTTATCGTGTAAAACTAGATAAAGATTCTCCTCTTTATGAAACTACTGGTAGCCAATGAAAATGAGGCTACCAAACTCAAAATTTTTTTAATATTGGCAGTTTCACTCCTTATGGTACACTTGGTACACTTGTAGGCGGTTTCAAATTGAATTTATATGTAATAAAAAAGAAATTAGAAATACCTAATTTATCAAAAAATTATTTTAATTTCACAGGTACTACTTCAGAAAATGCTATTATTGGAACAGGAGGTCAAGGATTAGATCTCAGTATATACTGTATAGATTCATCTTATAATAAGTATATTAAAAATAATAATATATGTTTCAAAATATCTACGCTATCTACTGTTACTCCAGATAATATAGGTACTAATTTAGTAACTTCTTATCTAGATCAAGATATTGAAAATGAATGATGATATGGTTATGATGCTTCAACTTCATCAGGAAAAAAAATAGGTACATACGATGCTTCATATAATAACCAATCCGCAGAAAGAATGTGGTCTGCGGATAATACTAAAGGTCTTTTTGTATCAATACAACCCGCGTCATGTTCAAATATAGTTGAACCAGGATTATCAGACCATATTAATACGGGTAACCCACTATTATTTAATTATGATGTACATCAGGCCGCTCCTGAAAATGTTATATATGCAACACGTTCTTCTACCACAATTTCTGGGGCAAAACAAACAATAAATGATTTTTTTACTGTAAAATATAATATAGGATGATATATATCAAACATTTATATTCCATTTTCTATAGAAGACACAAATTATAAATATAATTTAAAATTAAAATATCAAAATTCAAGTGTTGAAATAGATAGTTCCAGTTGAACAGATTATATTATTCCAGAAGCACATATTAAATTATATATTGAAGAATATACCAAATATTTATTTGACAATATATCAGCAAAAACCAGACAAGGTGATGAATCAAAAACATTATTTACTCAAAAAATAGATTTAAAAACATACAGTAATACCATAATACCTGTAGATAATTTAAATGTGAATTTTGTTTTTTCATCTATTTCTGGCATTAGTCCAACTATATCATCTTCTGTAAATTATAATCAAAATAAAGCAGTATTTAATTATTTTACAGATACTGCATTAACTCAAAATATTCCAGTTGAATATTCTATTGATTCATATAGATATGATTATTCTGATTCTAGTACATTCTATTATTATTTTAATAATGAATGTGCGGCGTATAAAACATGATTTGAATATGGAGAACACACTTCAAAAAATGCAGCAATAAAGAATGCAAACAATAAAATATTTGAAAATGAAAATCCTTCAATATATTCAGTTTCTGCAGAAAATGATAACTATTTAAATTTCAGTTTTCCAGCCGCAAAAACAACTGATAATGAATCTTCATATTTGTTATATTCAAAAGGAACAGGAATCGACAGTAGTAATAAAACTTATTATTTAGATTCAAGCTTAACATCAATTTGAAAAGTTGAATCTCCTTTAACAACATTTAATCAAGATGAAGCTATTTTAAATATAGAATATATTGGACCTGGTTCTGCCCAAAGTTTATCTAGTAGTGAACAATATCCAAAATTTAAAGTGACTACATCTAATAATTTTTATTTAAATAAAGGAGATGCTGAAGAATATATTTCATTATATGGTAACTGAGATAGTTCATCATTTAATGGATATTATAAAAATAATGTCAGTAGAAATAATAATGAATTTATCATCAATGACACTGATGCAAAAGAACTTAAATTAAATGAAAATGTTGATCCTTTTATTATGGTCGACAGCTCTATTGTAGTATGGTCTGGCAATAGTATAGCAGCTGTTGGTGATGTTCCTGATAATTCATGTAATATACAAATTAAACAAAGCCCTGCAGCTCCAACATATATTTTTGATGTTTATGGTAAATCTGAAGTTCCTGGTGCAACATATCAAAAAATTACAACAGGATCAACTGGACATAATTTTAATAAAAATGGTAGTGATACATTTTATTTAAAAATTAGCAATACATCAAATCAAAGCCATACATTTATCATATCTTCAAACAGTACTGATAAATTAACCATAAATGGAAAAACATCAGATGAAAAATCAGTAGAAAAAAATGGCGAATGAACTGATATATCTATAAATGTAGTGGCAAATGAAACATCAGAAAATAGAAATTTCATTTTAACTATTTCTAATGGAAATATATCTCATATAATTTATTTTACACAAAGCGGTGGAACAAGAGGAGTGTCTTTAACTTCTGCTTCATCTCTTGTAGATATAAATTTTAATGAATTGAATACTGCAATTTATATAAAAAATACAGGAAGTATACCTGCTAATTATAGAATTACTGGAGAGGATAAATTTATTTTATTCAATTCAGGTTCTGGCTCTGATAGTCCTTCTGTTTTATCAGAAGAAATTGCAGCAGATTCGTCAAAAGAAATAAGTGTAAAAATTACAGCTAATAATACTGATGAAAAACGTTCTGGATATATTGTAGTTGAAGATATTGCAGATGCATTTACTACTAATACTAGAGCTGGTGTAGTTCAAAAATGTCATAATAAACCTATATTCTTCTTAACAGTATATGATGCAAATAGAAATCAAATACCTTCATCTTCATTAATTGATGGAAGTTCATATTTTGATGTAAGTATACGTTCTTCTTTAGGATTAGATTCTTCTGTTTCAATGGAAGTAGTAACATCAGAAGGATGTAGTGTTGAGCCTTATGGAACTGATAATAATTTTCCTGTATATTGAGGAGATTGTTCAATGTTCAAATTATTAGTAAATAATAATGCAACCAATGAATATAAAGAAATATATTTTACTGTAAATGCATATTATGATGGCATAGGAGTTTCGTCTCAAACTTATACAAAAAATACACCATACACTATTACTTTTAAATTATCGGTGAAGCCTAATGCAGATATTGCTCTTGTAGGATATGATTCTGGTGATTATATTAAGTATATAGGTGGTATTCCTTATTATATGTTTGGTCCTGGTATAGGCTCTAGAACCATAAACATATATGATCAAAATGGTGGTTTATGTGATTGAAGTACTATAGAAAAATATAATATGAATGAAAATTATTCTACTAATTATATTCCTGCAAGTAGTGCTAGCAACAGTAAATTAACTATATCTAGTATAAATTTAAATACAGAAGAAACTGATTATTTAGATTCATCATTTAAAGTTTATGTTCATAATACTTTAACTAATAAAGATGCTTCAGCTGCTATTAGAATAAAAAGATATCCTGTTCCTTATTTTAATTCAGCATTTGATAGTATTATAAGTGATGTAAAAAATAAAGAATTAAATTATTCTATTTTTAATAAAAAAGATTATGTTGATATAGATTTATATATTGACACATATGATGCATCAATAGATTATACATATTCTTTAATTGAATATAATACAACTGGAAATGAATTTAGTATGTCAGAATCTAAAGACGATTCTCATCACTATATTTTAAGATGTCCTAAAAATATATCATTATCTTCTATTAAAAAATGCGAAATAGTTTTTACTTATAATTATAATAATTCTGTTCCGGATCATGCTTCTGATAGAACAGATAGATTATCTGTATTAGTAAATCCTGCTCCAACACCTGAAATAAAGCTGAAGGATGTTGATAATAATGAATTTAATTCTATAACATATTATAATTGTGATGCTAAATATAAAGATGCTTCTTATGGTATTGATATAAAAATAGATAGTACTTCTTGCGCATTTCCTATTTCTTATGAATATTCATTAAGTGAATCAGGAACGTCAGGAGCTGAATTTATAGTTTCAAATAAAGATGCAAGTACTTTAAATCTTATAATACCTATAAACACATCATATATTACTAATAAAATATGTTATTTAACTGTAAAATCATATTATCAAGGAAGTTCATCTAATCCTCAATATTCATCAAAAACAATACAAATTATTGTTAAACCTGCTAATAAACCTACAATATATTTAAATCCAGATTATTATGTTTATCCAGGAAATATTGTAGATGGCTCGATTGATATTTCTGTAAATATTATTTCAGATAATAGTTTGAATATAAGTTATAGTGTTGTTTCAGAAGAATTTGGAACAACAGGTAATGAATTTACGTTAACAAAAAATAATAATGTGCTTCATTTATCTGTTCCTAAAAATAAATCAGTAGACACTAAAAAAGTATGTAATGTAACCGCTACATGTTATTATACAGAAGCAAGTGAACATTTAGATGATAATTATGCAATTGGAACATATATTGTAAATTATGTTTCTGGACCTATAATTTCATTTAAAGATTCATCTTCAATAACTGATATATCTACTAGTTTAACAGTAGAATGTAGTGAAGATTCATCTTCTTATTCAGTACAAGTATTTAGAATAAATGATCCAAGTATGGAATATTCAGATGCTGACAGAATTGAATTAGATAAAATTGAACTTACATATAATTCTATTAAATTTGGTGAAATTAATAGTGATAAAATAATTTATTTCAGAGATAATAATAGTGTAGACATCAACATTAATATTTATGATAATGAATATGATTTTTCTCTATATGATTATGTAAATATTACGGGATATGATGCAGATAATCATGCCGGTATTACATGTAAACTGAAAATAGAACAATTACCTGGTAAAAATTATTGTCCTAAAATTGTTACATCTCTTGTCAGTGTAAGCGCTACAAGTGATTTAGCATATTATAATTTAGGATTCAGCCATTATATGCCAAGTGCTGAAATTATTAATAGAGATGATTTCTATATTGAACCTAAAGAAGATAGTTTGACTCAATATAGAATTTTAGATTATGGATTCAAAATAAAACAAGCAGAATCTAATAATTGGACATCTATATGAAATTCTAAATATAAAAATGAATTAATATTTACTGGTGCAGGTAATAATGATACATCTATATATAAAGTGTATTCAGGATCTCTTCCATATACAAATAGTGTCTTTAAATATAGTGCAAATAAAATATATGAATATGCTGCTATAGCTAAAGTTGATTATCGTAATGGTAAATCATCAGAATGAGTTACAAATGCTTTAATAGAAGGCGAAATTAAACAATTTAAACTAGGAGAAAAGAAAGAAACAAATTATGAATATATACGTCCTTATTTTAAACCAGTAGAAAAAATAAATGGTTATCTTACTGGTACTGAAATTAAGAATTTTATTAATTCAAAAGGAATAGTATTCAATAGAAATAAAGCAAAAACTATAGATATAACGAATTGATATTCTAATTATAGTTTAAATAATAAAAACTTAACTTTAAATGTTAATAATGCTCTAATTGATTTAATTCTTCATTCTAGCGCATTTAATAAAGCATGAAAATACATTAAAGATTCTACTAATATAATAGATGCTAAAAAATTATATATAAAGAATAATATTCTCTCTAATATAATAATTAACTCAAGCTGTGTATTAGATGTTTATTATGATCCTAATTCAACAAATTTAGGATTATTATCAGAATATGATAGTGATTTAGTTAAAATTGAAAATATATCTAATGAACTTAAGTATATAGCAGAATCAGATTCATATACAATGAATATTGTATTGCCTGAAAATAAACAATATTGCGTTATTTTACATTTAAAATATTAATAAAACTGTAAATTTTAAAATAATTAATCTGAGAATAAATATTAAAATATATTTGTTCTCAGATGATTGTTTTTGATAATAGTATATATGCAAGTGGTGTAGCTACAATCGGTAGACAGGGTTCTAAAGGAAATTCTGGAAATGACTGTAATTGCATATATTATATTCCATTTGATTTAAGAACAAGCAATAATGTAGAATTTTGTTTAAATAGAATAAAAAATAATCAACTTTTTTCATCAGATTATATTGAACATCTTCCTGAAGAAAAAACATATTCTATAAATGATATATTTTATTCTATTAATGGATTTATATATAAATTAAATGATGAGTTTTCTGATTTTATTGAAATTGGAAAAATAGATGAAATAAAAAATACTATAACAGATGTTTCTTTAAATAACAATTTATTGAAATTTAAATTTGATGATTCTAAATATTTTTGTTGTATATATTTTATAGATGATAATAGTTTTTATCCATCATCAGATATAATAGATTCATCTTTAATTTCAAATGCTGGAATAGATTGGAGAAATAAAACAATAAATAATGTATTGATAAAATACACTTCAAAATTAACTGGAAATTCAAATTTCTACAAAATAATAAATTAATATGATAATTGATAATATAGAATATAAACCTGGATTATCTAGTTATGGAGCACCTGGAAAAAAAGGAGATTCTGGAAACAATGGAAATAAATTAATATTTCTTAACATTTCAGATTCTTCAACTTTATCATTAGATTCATCTGATTTTCTACTTAATAATGAAGGAATAATATTCAATAAAGAAAAAACAAATAAAGGATCTATTCTTAACAAAGAACTTAATCTTGATGATTATTATATTGATAGATATGAATCGAATGGAACTATAACATTTAATATAGATAAGTCTGAATGCATTAAATCAGATGGAGTATATTTTGAATTACGACATAAATATACAAATGAAATAAAAACAATTTTAGGATATAATGAGTAATATATATGGTATATATGGTTCTGGAATTCCTGGAATTACTGGTGAAAAAGGACAAAATGGGTATAATATATCAGTAAATGATAATAAAACAAAAGATGGAAGTGTCTTAACATTTATATTAGACAATAATGATTCATCTGCTGTATTTTCAAATTATTATTCAGATGAAAAGAAATATACTTTATCTTCATTAGATTTTACTGTATATAAAAATATAAATTCTTCAACAAAATATTATCAGTTTAATTATTCTTTAAATAATGAAAATGTTGATAATTTAAAAATTTTTGCATATATATTTTACAATAACAATAATATATATAATCAAAATAATGATTTATGCAAATATATAGTATTGAAAGATTTTTATAATTCTGTAGATTCAGTAAAAAGTAATATACAATATATAGATAATAAAAAAATAACTAAAATTATTCTATTTGCATTTGAGAAAGTTAAAGGTTATGTTTATAATAAAATATATTTAGGAGAAAAAGAATTTTAATTAATATGAATATTCTTAATGAAGATTTGCAATCAAATTTTTTACGTACAATATATAATAATCTAAAAACTGATTTTAAAGAAGACAATGAATCTCAGGTGTCTTTTTTAAATGATGCGATAGAATTATTTAAAAAGGTGTTTGAATATGGTAAAATTTTTACTATAGATAATAAAAAAGATGAAGAAAAAAGAAAGCAGCTTAAAGAACTTATTTTAAATTTTAGAGAAAAATATAATTTAAGTAGTTATGATGTAGAAGATTTAAATAACATGATAGGTATTTCAGACTATAGAACATTTGATCCTAAAGTTTCTTCATATTCAATTAAAAGAATAAAAGATAATTTTAAGAAAATTATTTCCGGAGATTATAGTAATAAAAATGTTGGTAAAATAAGAAAAAATGGTTCATCTTCAATTAATAAGACTACTAATAGTTTTGAATTTATTAGCAAAATTTTAAATAAAGGATGAGGATCGCCTTTAGATATTGCCAATATTTCTGATGATGATATAAAAATGGTACATAAAATACCAAAACTTATAACTGATAGATCACCTTTATATGATAATTTTTTATTTTGATTTAAATCAAATAGCGACAATATTGAATCTGAAGATATATCAAATGATAAATTAGTAGGAATATCTAGAGGACAACAAGTATATTATCCAGAAAGTATAGTGTACCATGGAAAATATGAATCACTTAAAATAAAAGATTTAGCACAAATAGCTAATAAATTATTTGCATTATCAGTTGATAAAAATTCATCTGAATTATTATATAACAAAAGACGAGAAAGAACTAATTCTCAAAATATTTTTAAATACAAAAAATTAGAAAGTTATCAACGCGGATATGATACTCCTGTAATACTAGACGAATTTCCAGACCCTAATAAAATAAATTCTCCTGAATATATAAATGTAGATGACGTTGTATACTATAAATCATCGATTGGAAAAGTGTTCAACAATAATGAATTTATTAGAGATTATGAATATGCAGAAATGATAGAAAAGAAAATTCAAGAATATAAAACTGCAGCTGAAAAAATACGTATAGAAAGAAAAGAAAAAAATGACAGTTTTGATAAAAATGTTAGTGTTGTAGTAAAATCAATTAACAAATATTTATACACTTCTGATATTACAAAAACAGGTGATTTACGAAGAATTTATAGTAAATTAGATATGATGCTTAAATATTATGAAGAATATATATCTGATAAACAGTCTTTAAAGAATAATTTTTCTGATTATAGAAAAAGAGAAATGAATGAAAACAGACAAAAAGTAGAAACAATAATATTAGAATTATTAAAAATAATAGATAATAAATAAAGGAGCTATTAAGCTCCTTTTTTATTTAAATAATCTTTAATGTCTTTTACCGAACAAGATATATAATTTACTGCGGTAAGTGGTCTAGAATTAGATTCATCAACTAATAAATGATTTATTGTTAGTCCTTTTTCATATTCAAATTGAAAAAAATATTCATAACATTTTTTAAATTTTAGAATATCATTCAAACGGTAATCATTATCATCTCAAGAATATCCAGATAATTCTCCAGGAGGAGTTGTTTTCAGTCTTGTTCCAATTATGTGTTTATTGAGCATATTAGAAATATCTTCATCTTCTTGAATAGACTTCATTATTAGATTATAGTATATCATTTTTATATGTTTAAAATAATCATCTCCTAATGCTTCTTTAAGAGTGCAACCTAATAATAAATCGTCAACGTGATCTATTTTTAATTTAAATTGTTTATTATAATCTTCGGGATTTTTTCTATTTATATAAAAAATATCAGATTTATTTATAATTTTTCTTATCATATCTGTACTCATTATATAAAGATCTCCTCTTGGATATATAGTATTAGTATATACTTGATCTAAAACTGCATTTATTGCATTACAATATATTATGTTAGGATCTAGAGATTTTGCTATTTTATCTAATAGTCTAATATTAAGAAACATAGATATATTTATACGTACAATATAATCAAAATTATCTATTTCATCTAATTTTTTAAAAGCTTCTATAGTTTTTTCATATGTAGAATAAATATCGTCATCATTGCATGTATGAATATATGTTATATTATCATCTATTTTATATATTGAAGTTTCAGATAAATTATCTCCATAATAAAAAATGAATTTATAATCATTTTCTAATTTATTAGAATTCTTAAGATTTACATAATCTTTAATTACATATTCTTTAAATGCTTCTGCATTTCTTAATGATGGTTCTTTATTTGCCATCATCATCAATATACCAATTTTCATTATTGTTCTAATTCTATTTTTCTATACTCTTTTTCAGCTTGTTCATCTAATCTATATCTAGGATGAACATAACTCCTTCCTAATTTTTGTACAATAACTTGACAATTTGGAACATTAAACATCAAATATGCATTAAATCCTTCTTTCCAATGATAATATCTATCAAGAATTTTACCTCTTAATTCAGGCCTATCATCAAAATATCTTTTTGCAGATCAGCAATCAATTTTCTTTTCTATTGATTTTCTAATTCAAGAAAAATGATGCATATGGACAGTTTTTCAATTAAATATTATAAATTGTGGTTTTTTACCATTTTCTTCTGGTATATAATATCTTCTAGTAGGATCGCTAGGTCTATTAAAATCTTGTGTATTGAATTTAAATCTATATTTAGATTCTGTTATAAATGGAACAAATGCATTAAATGGATAAACTAATAATCTATCATATGCATTATAATAATTAACATATTGACAATATGTTATATGAATTTCAGGAGTATTGTTTATTATATCATATGCTCTTTTAAAATCAATTAAATCATAATATTCATCACTGTCTATAACTAAACTGTGAGAACAACCAGCTTTTTCAAGAGCATCTAGCATCATATTTCTTTTATTGCATTCCAGTTGTCTTGGAATAGATGCATCAAATTTTTCCTTTTTAAGGTAATTAAGATTTGGTTCATATCAGAGTATTTCATCTACATAACCTAATGTTTTAAGATATTCAACTTCTTTTACATCTTCTTCATCAATAGGATCTCCATGATAACTTACTTTTTGTAAACATACATGAATAACATCACATATAGATCTTAATTCATATATAATGTTTTTCAAATGTTCACTACCATCAAAACATACAATAGATAATCCTAACTTATTAATCTTAGACATTCATATTTATGTTATTTTTAGATATTAAATACTACAGTATAAATCTTATGACTTTTAGGATCTACTATCTGAGTATTGTCATGGTTTTCATTATATTCTTTTGCAGGAAAATTAAAATAGTTTCCTTCAGGTGTTACAACAAACATATCAGGATTATTATCATTTAATTCAAAATCTGCATATAATATATTTACATTATCTGTTTCCATTTCTATTTTTTATTATTTTTTTCGTATTCTCTTATTTCATTATAATCAAAATCATACATTAAACCATATTGCATATCAAATCATGAAAAACTCTGTTCAATTTCATGCTTATTTACTTTTCACGCTTTAGTTTTTGGATATAATTTGAAATAATATTTTTTGTATTTTATATATTCTTCTACTGTATTAAATTTATATTTTCTTAGCCAATCATCTTGAAATTCTTGTTTATTTCCATTATAAATATTTTTTAATATATTAATTATTTCAATCATATATATTCAATATTCATAAATAAATTCATTTTTAGTTTTATCTAATTTTTTATAAGGATAAACAGGTTTTTTAGGCAAATTCATTAAATAATCATAATCTACTCCTTTATAATGTCTCAATTCATAATTTATAATTTTTTTAAGAAATTTTTCATTAGATAGTGGAGGAAATAATTTTAATTTTAATCCGTATCAAAAACCATAATCTTTAAAATAATAAATTTCATTATCTAATCAATAACCTAAATTTGTATTAAAAAATCATTTTTTAAATTTACCTAATTTAACTATTAGATATCTTCTATAATTCATGTCATTAAAAAAATATATAATCTGTATATAATATATTATAATAAGTATAAATAAATTATTTATAAATATACAATAAAATGACAGCAAGATTATCAATAGATGAAAGATTTATAATTCTTGAAAATTTGACGCCAGTTGAAAGACGCCAAATCATTTTGTCATTTACTAAAAAAATAAATAATTGGTGAGTAATTAAAAATAAGAATCCATATGCAAATATTGAAGAATGCTTCATTACTAATGGATGCATTATTCCTAAAGGACTTTATTTAGAATTAGTTAATGTATGTACAGAATTTAATTATCAATTAGATTTTATTGATGGATTTAATTGTAAAATAAAAAATTGTAATGTAAGTTATGAAGGATTTAAAGAATATGCCAATAACTTATTTCTAAAAAATAAAAAAATACATTTAGCCGAATATCAAATAAAAGCAGCATATTCTATTTTAGCATATAAAAACTGTAATATAGAAGTTTCTACATCTGGAGGAAAAACTATAATTTCTTATATCATATTCAGATATATGAAAGATGTTCTCCATTTTAATAAATTCCTTTTTGTAACACCTAATACTAATTTAACTACTCAATCTGCTGAAAAATTTATTAAATATGATAATGATAATGAAATAACTACAGATTGAACATATGGAGAGGTACATTCTAAAGTAAAGAAAAAAGAAAAATATGATCAAAATATCATATTTGGAAATTATCAATCTTTATGTAGAAAAGGACAAGATTTCTTTAAAGACTTTAATTCACTTTTTATTGATGAAGTTCAACATGGAAGTTGTGCATCAATAAAAAACATAATAAAGAAATGTTGTAATACTAGTTATAGAGTAGGCATGACAGGAACTTTTCCTGATGCTGGTACTTATAATTCATTTATTCTTCAATCTTATATTGGTCCTATAGTATTTAAATTAAGTAGTTATGAATTAATTAATATTGAAAAATTTGCAACTCCTATTAAAATAGTAGGAATTAATCTTAATTATCTCCAAGAAGATCAGAAAAAAGCGCTGTATAATGCAAGAATGACAAAAGATAAAGATGACCCTACTGCAGGTGGAGATCTTATGAATCTTGAAAAAAATATAGCAAGAAAATCAAGAAGCAGATTTAATTATATAGTCAATATGATTAGTAAAACTAGTAAAAATACTTTAGTAGTTTTTTCTGATGTTCAAAATTCATATGGAAAAAAAGTGTATCAATGACTAAAAGAAAATACAGATAAAACTTTATTTTATATTGATGGAGGAACAGACACTAATTATAGAGAATATGCAAAAACTCATATGGAAGAAGATGATAAAGGAAATACTATTATAGTTGCTTCTATAGGTACTTTTTCAGAAGGTATTGATATATCTAATATATGTAATATATTTTTAATTGAATCTACAAAATCTGATATTCAAATTTCACAGCTTATAGGACGTGGTATGAGACGTTCTGAAGGAAAAGAAGAAGTTATATTTATAGATTTTGGAGATGATTATCGATATGGTTCAGGATATCAAAAAAATAATTATCTTTATAGACATTTTGAAGAAAGAGCAAAAATATATAAAGAAAAAGGATTTCCATATCAAACATTCAATGTTAAATTAGAAGAAGATTCTATTTCTAATTCATTAATCTAAAAATTCATATATTATTACATCTAAAATAAATATTAAAATAGATGTGATAATTAAATGAGTGGTTATACAACTTCTACAAATTTACAAGAAGTAGCACAAAAAATAGCTAATAGTATTGCTGTCAGCTTAAATAGTGTTGCTTCTTCTATTATTGGTACAGACATTATGTATTTTAAAGCTGTACCTGTAGGAGAAGAAACTGATTTTTTATTTCATGATTATACATTATATAATGTAGAGCCTTGTCCGATGACATTTAAAGCTGTATATGTCAATACTAGTTATGACGAATCTAATTATGTTTTTTCACAACTAGGAATGGACTATCAATCTCCACTAGAATTAGAAATAGATATATCAACATGAAACAATGTTACGGGAAACAAGGGTGAAGAACCTAGAGCCGGAGATATAATTTATATACCTTTAACTAACAAATTGCTAGAAGTAAGTTCCATGAATCCAGGAAAAACTTCTGGACAAGTTACGACATATAAAGTTTCTTGTAAAAAATATCAACCATCTAAACATCGTTATGTTGGTGGAGCTTTAGCCGAATCTATTGAAAGTAATACTACAAATACTGAAAAACAATATGGAGAAGAAATAAAAGAAATGGTGCAAAATTTAGTAAATGATGCCCAGACTTCTCCTTATACTATATCTCCTACTACTGATGAATATAGAAATATAGCAAAATCTAAAGATCCTAATTCTACTTCTATTTTAAATAATTCTAAAGTGAACTGCATTAAAGATTTTGAACCTAATTTTACAGTAGATAGCCATTTAGTTGCTAAATATTATTATGATAATAATATAACAAATAATGTAGTAGTTGAATATAAATCTCCTGACGAATATATTGAAGAAGATTTTAGATCATTAAGTATTTGATTCAATATTCAATCGCCTACTAGTAAAAAATATAAAGTGGATTCTATAACTGTAGAAGAAAGGAAAGGTAAATTTACTAATATCAGAATTTCTGTAAAAACTGATTTAAACGATAAGTTTGTTATAGTTGAAAGAGGTTCTATTAAATTATATGGAACAGTAAAAAACAATATTATTTCTTTACCTAATAATCTAATCAATAAATTACCTGATAATTGAACAGAACTTTCTGGATTTACTATATATGAGAATAAACCTAATAACATTTTATCTTGAAATGGAGATAATTCAGGAGAAATAAATTTAGTTGCTAATAAATTTATTCAATATATTTTAAATGATAATATTTATACAATAGATTTAGGAAAAAGTATTGATTATAATCATTGATATGGTTTAATAATAAATTTAAATAAAAAATTATCATATTCTTTATTTGACAACAGTCCAAAACTTAATTTAATAAAAGAAGGTCAAGGACCTATAGAATGGGTAAATAATAGTATTTATAATTATTTCATTAAATCATCAGAAATGTTTATGACTAATATACGTTTATATAATACAGAAAATTCAAATTTAAGTTCGCAGCTTCAAGATTTAGTTACATATAATATACCAAATGCAAGTAAAGCAATAATAAATGATAGTGCTGATAAATATTTAGATTTTGAATATTTTAGAAAAACAAGATAATTAAAATGGCATCATTTGATAAAAGAATAGTACGTTTAATTACAACAAGTAATTCAAGTAATTCTTCAGAAGCTAGTCCTATTAATCCATTTGATGGTACTGCTTTCTCTATTTTAGGTGTGCTTCCTAATCCAGAAGCAATACGAAATGCGCCTATTGATCCAAAAGCAGATAAAGATGTACAATCAGAAATTAGAAAAAATAATGCAGCTGCAGCTGATAATGCTAATACTTTATATGAAGAATATTTAAAAAATCCTGAATTTGCAGGTACAAATTCTTTAATGAATCCGTATACAATAACACGTTTATATGGTGCATTTGATTCAGAATTAAAAAATTATATATTTGATTCATCAACAACAAGAAAATATTATGAAATAGATGGTGATGAAGTAGGAGGATATGCAAAAAATCCTACAACTGCAGCAATTATTAAATGAGGAGCTGGTGATGCATATAATAGAACCCCTTATCAATTTCAAGATTTTGTTTTTTGTAAATATTGAAATAAAATACCTAATAACAGATTAATAACACTCAGAAGATATCCTAATCCAATTCTTGATAATTTAAATTATCCTACAATGGTTGATTCTGAAAATAAAACAAAAAGTATAATGCATCCACTTGCTACTTTAGTTGGATATTTTGGAGATGAAACAGAAAATAAATTATCAGATATTCTTTCATTCTCTACTGGAATGAACTGAGAAGAAGTTAAATCAGATTTCTGGACTGTTACAGGAGAACAAGAAGGTATGGATAAAGTTTTAAAACAATTTGGAGGAGGTTCTTGAGTTTCTCAACATGCTACAACATTAACTAATATATTAGGCATTTTAAACCCTGATAATTTTAATGCAAGCTTACCTACACACGGTCTTCCTCCTGATCCTTGAACGACCGGTTCTTATGTTAATAGAATTATGGGTCCTGTTAATGTTATTGATTCTGTTCAGAGAAGACAAAGAGGTCTTAAATTTACAAATGATATTACTCTTAAATTTCATTATGTTGCAAGACCTATTAATGGAATTAATGCTAAAGCAGCACTTTTAGATATATTAGCCAATGTATTAGTTTTAGGCAGTGCAAGTGCTCAATTTTTTGGAGGTGCTCATAAATTTATGGTCAAACCCGATAGATATCCTTTTAACGTAAATCCTAGTTTAGCTAAATTATATAAAGGAGATCTTTTTAATGCTACACATGAAATGGTTAATAGATTTGCAGATCAAGCAACTAGTGGAAATACTGATGAAAAAAATGGCTGAAATCCTAGTCCAATATTTAAAAATATGTTAAGCGGTCTTACTGAAGTTTTAGGAGATGCGATGAGCGTAGTAAAAGATATTTTTAATGGTAATTATAATGAATTAACAACTAAAGGCGGAGAATCAAGAGGTTCTAAAGGTGTTGCTAAAGTAGTTGGAGAAAGAATGCGTGAAAATATGGGAATGTACCCTTATCTTACTGGTTTAAGATCTCTTTTTACAGGTCAACCTGTTGGAGATTGACATTTGACAATAGGAAATCCTCTTAATCCTATTGCAATGATAGGAAATTTAGTATGTGATGAAGTAAGTGTTAAATTTGGTGATGAACTAGGACCTGATGATTTTCCTTTAGAATTCACAGCAACTATTAAATTAAAACATGGAATGCCAAGAGATAGAGATGCAATAGAAGCAATGTTTAATAGAGGTGCAGGTAGAATATATGATATATCTGATGAATTCTCTTCTTCAGCTGATTTTGAAACGGCAGTAGATACTGGAACAGGTGGTAAAATAAACAATTCTATAAAAAATATTAAAGCAAAAACTACATCTGGTCCATTTGCTAAAAATTTAACTATTTTGCCAGGATATGCTGAGGGATTAAATGGACAATCTATTGCTAATAAAAAATGAATGTCTTCATCAGAAGATTTGAATTCTATATCTTCATTAAATTCTAAAGAAGGAAAAAGTGATTATGTAAATTCATTACACATTCTTGCTCCTTGAGCTCTTAAAAATATTATGTAATTGAAATGTTTACTAAAAGTATAGACAGAAAAGGTACATATATTGATCAAAATAATTTAGAAGTTGTTGATATTGGTGAAAGTTTTATAGACACTAATGGACAGGCTCCTGGATTATTTGGTATATATAAAGTTCCTGCTGATATGGAAATGAGACCAGATAAAATATCTATATCAGCATATGGATCTGATGAATATACAGAAATGGTGTGTGTTTTTAATAATATTAAAAATCCATTTACTATAGAAGAAGATGATATTGTTTATATGATATCGTTAAATAACATATATGATAATGTTTATGAACCAACTTCAGAAGTAATAAATAAGAATAAACATAATGGTTATGAAGTATTTAGAAATTTCCTAGACAAATCTAGACTTCCTAAAACAGTTGGTTCTGAAAAAAATACTACTTCTATTTCTAAATCAACAAAATATGCAACAACATCAACTGCTAAAAATTTACTTTCTACAGGTAGTATTTTGCCTCCTAATGTTGCAAGTTCTAATGCGTCTGCTATAGAAATAAAAGATGGTAAAATTATTTTTGGTGTAAATAATGATAATTATACTTCATCTATTAATACTGTAGGTAATACAATTTCATCTAATAACACAAATAATTCATTACTTACATCTAAAAGTACAGTTAAAGAAAAAACAGATAATAAAATTTTATCAACTCTATCTGATTCAATATTAAATGCTAATATAACTACTGAAACAGATGTAAGTAATATAATTAACAATGTATATTCTGAGACTATAAATGAAACAAATCAAACTTCTATATTAGGGAGTGGTGCATTTAATCATAACGGAAAAGTTATATTCAATTCAGATGCATCAATAGGATGTGCTACAAATGCTGTTCCTCTTGGCGATTATATGGTAAAAAAGATTAAAAATGATATTAAATAATGGGAGTATATAGTTTTAATACTACTAATAATAATGTTATACAAAATAGTTCTGAAGAACAATCTTCAGATAATATTATACGTGTTTATGGTGATGATGAAATTAAATCTAATATAGTATTAGACACTTTATCTGTAGATGATATATATAGTGAAAATAATGTAAAATCTAGAAGAAATTATGTAGCAATAAATTATCCATTAATAAAAATAAATGGATATGTTATAGATTATCCTGATATAATAGATTTTAGTGTAAAATATATTGATTTTATTCCAACTGTATATTTAGTAATAAATGTAAAGGCAAATACATTTTTAATTAAGAATACACCAAAAGATGGTGATCTTATTTCTATTGCAATGCGTCCAAAAAATGATACATATAAAACAATAAGAAATGATTTTGTTATAACTAGTGTAAATTGTTCTGGGGCTGGTGATAATGGATTATCTAATCAAATAATAGTTTTTAACGGAAAATTGTTTATTCCAAATTTAGAATCTGAAAATAATTGTTTTGGATTTATAGGTTCATCAAAAGAAGCAATTAAAAAAATAGCAAAAGACCTTAATTTAGGTTTTGCATATAATGATGAAGAAGATACCACAGATTCACAATTATGATTATGTTGTAAAAATAGTATAGCTGAATATATAAATAATGTTATTGTTCATTCTTGAAAAGATGAAATTTCTTTTTATAAGATATGAATAGATGCATATTATAATTTAACTCTAATTAATGTAAATAAGACTCTATTAGGAAGTGAAGAGGCTCTTGATGAAGCAGTCATAACAAATACATTAAAAATGAATAATATTGATCCAGCTGATTCTTCAATTTTAGAACAAAAGAATGCAGATGTTGGACATAAGATTTTTTCTAATCATCAGTCTTTTGCTCCCACCACATTTTATATATCAGATTGAAAAGTTATAAATAATTCATCTGATATAACATTCAAATATGGTACATCAATAATATCTAATTCATTTAAACATAATCAAAATATATACAATAATAAAGAAGAAAATTATGAATCTATTTCAAATGAACCAGCGTATGATCAAAATAAAATAAATTTAGATAATAGTATAAACGTTTATCAAATTTTGAGAGGAAGGACTTCATTTGATTCTTCATATAATTTTAAAGATATTTATATATCAAATCCTTGAGCAGGAATAGAATATGTAATGAGCGACGATGATTCTAATCAGTTGGATTCAACAGATACATGAAGTGGTAATACACATAAAAATTATAATAGAGCAGAATTTCATAATTTAATAAATAATAAAGAACTAGATAAATTATATATTGTTATAACAGTTAATGGTTTATGTACTCAATTTTTAAAAGGAGAAAAAGTTCCAATAGTATTATTTTTACCTAATCAAGGAACAGCAACTAATATAAATAAAAGTGCATTAGATGATGATAGAGCTGAAATGATGAATCTTTTTTATTCTGGTTATTATTTTATAGATGGTATAGAATATACTTTTATACCAAATGAAGAAGGTAATATTCAAGAATCATCTTATAAAACTAATTTTATATTAAAAAGAAGGGAATGACCTATTGCATTACCTGGAAAAATAACATATGATAGTAGTAAATAATGTGTGCGTTATATCAACAAACTAGAAGAAGTATAGGAAATTATGATGAAGGTGCAAAAGCAAATGCAATAAAAAATAGAATACTTTCTGATTTTTATCATCATAATACTTATAATTTAAGTCATAGTCCATATTATGACGAGCCTACTTATTTATCATTTAGAATTGCATTTACATTTGATAATCCAAGCTCAAATGACAATTTAAATGATATGCCTATGCCATTATTATATCCTACTATGTTATTTGATGAAAATAATGAAATAAATGCTTCTACTATTAATAATGTAGTTTCAAATGTTGCAAATAATTTTGGTTCTCTAGGTTCAATATATAATAAATATTCAACTATAGACTATTTAATTAATCAAAAAGAAAAAATTAGAGCAAATTATTTATCCTCATTTATAGATAAATTACAAGATATAGAATATAATTATCCTTTTTATTTTAAATCTATAGAAGGAATAGGAAATTTATTAAAAATAAATCCAACATATGGTAGACGTTTAAAAGATGGAGAAAATATATTAACAATTAAATGTTTAGAAGGTCTTGATCTTAAAATTACAGAACTTATAAATCTTTATAAAAAAATTGCTTGAGATGATGTATATCAACGATGAGTTCTTCCTGATATGATGAGATATTTTCAAATGAAAATTTATATTTCTGAAATTAGAAATTTTCATAAAACTAGTTCTATTCCAGGTAAAAATGGTATAGAAATAAAAGATCCAGTTATAAAAGATCAATATGGTTGAGGAAATGCTGCTAATCGATCTAGTTTTGGAGGACAGATTATTAATAAATTAGAAAGTACATCTATTATGAATAAAGCAATGAGTATTTATAATGATGTGAAATCTGTAGTTAAAGGATTTACTAAAGATATATCTGATGCATGAGAATTAATAGATTATGAACTTAATGATTATATGCCAACTCTCTGTATAACATGTAATCAATGTGAATTTGTTATAGATGATATGATGTCTAATTTTGGAACATTCGCCTCTAATAATAGAACTCCATTAGATGATCTTACATTTAAAATAAAAGTTGGTAATATAATGGAATCTCAATATTATCCATTAGATAATAAAGATTTTGAAAAAACACACATTTCAATTTTTGATGAAGAGTTATATAGACCAATAGATCAAATTTGAAGTTCTAAAAATACTGAATTAGATAAATTAAAAGGAAAACAACAAGATAGAAATTATTTTGGAGGAATTAAATTCGGTAAAGGATATTCAGAAGTTGCAAATGGATATGCAGTATATGATAAATCTAAAAAAGGAGGTTTATTAGATAGTGTTATAGGAGAACTTGCCAGCAATGCTATAGATTCTGCTATTGGACATATAGATCAAAAAGCAACAGAATTATTAAATAGAGGATTAAATGCTAGATTAGGAAATACTAATTTAACAGTACAAGGAATGTTAAATTCTCTTAATACAAGAAATATACTTTCAATGTATAGCTATGTACGTGATTCTTTAAATGCTGAAATGAATACTAATGCCATGATAGGTTCTGCTGCTACTTCATCTGCAGATAATTTAAAAAATTTACAATATTTAAAAAAAGATGTTTCAGCTTATTCATCTGAAGCAACTACTAATGCATATGACGTTTTAGATTCTTCTATAAGAAATAAAATAAAAACTGAATATTCTGGTTTTAAAAAATATGTAGATTCTTCTGTGAAAAATTCTGAAGCTACGTTAAATTCTTTTGATGAAATGGATGCATCTAAAAGACAGAATATTTCAAATGAATATTCATCTTTTAAAAATGACAATTCTATAAATGATTCAGAAGCAACAACTAATAATACAATTGATATTAATGTAGAATATAATAATATTAAACATAGCAAAATAGGTGATGAAGCTTTTAATGATTTTTTAAGACAAGTTGCAAATTTACCAATATCTAGCGCAACTGAAGAAGAAAAAATTGTAATCGATGTAGCAAAAATTTTAGCTGATGCAAATTTAAATACTAAAGAATTAGATGCATTTTTTGAAGAAGCAAAAGTAAATAAAAAAGAAATAATAGAAAAACTAGTTGATGAAGAAAATAGAAAAAATAATATTACATCAATAAATGGTTTTTCTGAACAAATTGAAGAATATAAAGAACTTCCAAATTCAGAAGCAATAGAAAATAATTATAAGCAAGTAATATTATTTGATGAATATTCAGACTTACAATCTAAATTAAGAAAATTAGCATTATCATCTGCAACGGATCCTAATATTAGAGTAGAAGCCTTAAATTTATATAATATATTAAAAAACTATATTAATGAATTTTCAGAAAATACTTCTGTCAAAAAAGTTATAAATACAATTTTATCAGATAAAGATATAAATAATTATGATAGAAAAAAATTAATTGAAATTATTCACATTGCTGGGCAAGAAACAGATTTATCAAAAATGTTGTTGTCATTAGCGTCAATTAAATCTAGTAGTTTAAATGATATGTATAAACAACTTCCTTTATCTGAAGCAGTTGAAAATAAAGAATTTACAACTAATATAACAACAATAGAAAAACCTTTTGTAGAAAGAAAAAACACTATTTCAAAAATTGAAATATCAAAAGAAGACAAACCTAAAAATAATTCTATTAATGATTTTTCTGAATTAAAGATGGAGGCTGAAAATATTTCTAATTCTGAAGCGACTGAAAATCTTTTTGATGAAATGAATTATACACAACGAAAAAATATAAAATCAGAATATTCAGATTTAAAAAATCAATAATTAAATGAAAAAGGATTTATCATTACAAAATTATATTGGTAAAGTAATTTATAACGAAGACCCTGATTATTCAGGACGTTGTAAAATACGAGTTTTTGGATTAATGGATAATGAAGAAACTATGCCAGATTCTGTTATTCCATGATTCACTCCTATGAATTCCACTATATTTAGTGGAAATGCTGATAATGGTATTGGTTCTGGAAATTTAAGTGTTCCTAAAATTGGAACACTAGTTCGCGTTAGATTTGCTAATAATGATTTATTATCTGGTGAATATTATGCTATACAAAATGTAGATCCTAATTTAATTAACGATATTAAAGATGATTATTTAGACACACATGTCTTATGTTATGATTCAGATAAAGATTTAGCTGTATTATTTCAACCATCATCTGGATTAAAAATATATTATCAAGGAAGTTTTATACAAATTACTCCTGATTCAATGATAACTATAGCACATGATTCTGCATCTAGTATTATACAACTTAAAGATGGAGAAATTACAATTACTGCTAATAAAAAAATAAATATCGCTGCAGCAAATCAAGTAGATGTTAATGCATCTAATATTAATTTAAATGGCGGAAGCGTTAATGTAGGTTCTAGTGCAAATCAACCTGCTGTTTTAGGAAATGAATTAGTAAAAGTATTAAGAGATTTGGCAAGTCAAATTGCATTAAAATATCCTCAAACTCCTGCTACTCCTAATGCATTTGCAATAAACTCAATATTATCTAATAATGTTAATATAGCATAAAAAAGAGAATCTTTAAAGATTCTCTTATTCTTTTGATTTAAAATTTAAATTAAATGGAGATTTTAATGTATTGTTTTCATCTATATTAGTAGAAGAATTTAATACGTTTTCTAAATCCTTTTTAGTATTTTCACTTACTTCAATACGTTGTTCTTCTTTTTTAGGAAGAATATCATTATTTTGTATTTCAATATCTTTATCAATTTCTGTATTATTTAACTGATTTAAATCGTTTGCGTATTCTTTTTCATCTTTTTTATTATTTGCATATTGTAAATTTGAAGCAACCATTCCTGTCATACCTAATGCAACTACAGGAAGTAATGCCCCAGTAATTCATGATATGACTACTTTAACAGTTTGTTCATTTATTCCTTGTATTCAAAATAATAAAGGTTCTTGAATATATTTATAATAATCACTTTCTGAAACAGATATAAATTTATAAACAGAAAAAACATTACCTATAATCTGTACACATGTCAAAATTATAAATAAAAATCACGTTAATAATGATTTCTTATTTTCAGACAATAAAATAGATGCCAATACTACAGCTTGTCCTAATTCATAAGCGCATCCTAATAAAACAGACATCCAATACTCATTTCCAACATTAAAAAATTGTATAGAATGCATAAAACTTATAAATGCTACAATAAAATAAAGGAATAAAAATGCTCCAATAAATATTTTATATTTTAAATCCTTTTTCATAATTATAAATTATTTTCGTTTTAATTGTGTTGTGTCTATTTTAACAACATTTACAATATTTCTATTAGCTGTTCTTTCTAAACTTTCAACATTTAATTGTTTTTGCTCTATAATTATATTTTTCATATCAATTAAATATTTTAATGAATCATTTTCATCTGAAATATTTTTTATCATTTCTTTTTGATTTTCAATTTCTATATTAGCTAATCTTAAATTATTTTTATGTGAACAATTAGAAGTACAACTTCCTATATATAATAATGCAATAATTATTAATAATATAGTTTTCCAATTATTTTTAATTCTATCTATTAAATTCATATATTAAAATTATTTTAAATATTTATCCGATAAAAAATGAATGCTAAAATTTTAGCATTCATTAATTAAATTTTAAATTTCCAAAATCTGGCATTTTTGGTTGTTCAAATTTTGGCATTTCAGGCTGTTCAAATTTATATTTTTCCTCATATTCTTTTTCCTGTCTTTCATAATCTTCATTCTCTTTTTCAATTAAATTTTGATGTTCTTTAAGAATATAGATTATATCATATCAAAACATATTATCTAATTCAGATGGAGGAATATGAATGTCTTTTGCAAAAATATAATAAATTTTACTCAAGTATTGATAGGGGATCTGAAACGCTTCGAAATAAAGCCTTAACACCTCCGGGAATATTAAGTGGTGTTGTTTTTTCAGTTCCGTCTTCATCAACATATTTAAGTTTAGGATCTACGGCTTCAGCAATTAAATCTCTTACATATGATACTAAAGACCATTCTGAACCTGACCAAGTTTCTGATTCTAATACCTTTTCATTATATGCTCTTTCTGAAAGTTGTCTATAATCTCCAATAAGCATAGGAGCAAAAACTAAATAATCTTGATCATAACCAGCTTTAAGTTGCTCTTTATTGATAGCATAACGTTTAATCCATTCATTAATACCTATTGATGGAATAAACATATTGATTACTTTTCCAGTTTTTAATTTAAGTTTAAAACATCTTTCAGTAGAAGAATAATATTTCATTATTTCTTGAGGAATTGTTAAGAAATCTATCATCTCTTTAACTACTGGAATTTCTACATTTTCTTTAATAGGAATCTTTAAATCATCTGTTGAATCTGGAAATGTAAGTTCACGAATGGAAAGAAGCAAATAAAATCTATCAATATCTTTAACATCTTTCCATGATCCTCCCATTAATTCACCATTAGGAGTTTTAAGACGACAACATCTCTCGATAATATAATTTAACATATCATCCATTGCTGATAAATTATCATCTTGTAATGTGGACCAGTGTTTAATTTCTTTTCCTTGAGCAGAACGTATAAATATTTCTGTTCCTTCTGGATAATATAATCCTTCTGTTGGAAGTGAATCAATAGGAATTTTCTGCCATCCTAAATGATCTCCAAATTCTTGAGTCTTTCTTTGTTTTTGATCATAATTTTTAGGAATTCCTGCTTTATTGATTTGTGATGGTACCTCCTTTTGTACTCTCTGAGGCTGAGACTGTTCTAATTCTGAATTAGATTCCATTTCTGAAACATAATTAGATAGAACTTCTTCTTCATTTTTCATATTTTTAAAATGCATTTTATTTTAAATATTATATATTATAATTATTTACATTTTTATTCATATGTAAATTCATATACGGAAGATATAGTATTATCTTGATTTATAGCAACAATACTTAAAAATCTGCTAGTGTTAGGAACAGCTTTAAGTTTCTTAATAATTGATATAGGTATATAAAATTCAAGTTCTCCTAAAATAGGATTCATATTTTCGCTATATGTAGCATCAACATAAATATCTGCTCCATTTATATCTCTAGAATATAATTTATAATATGAATTAGAAAAATTTACATATTGTGTTGCATTATCTGAATCTGTTTGTGTAAAAACAAATTTATAGTTTTTTGGAGAATTTCCTAATGATAAAATAAAAGTACCTGTATTATCTTTAAGATTTATATTATTGCTATTATAGAATACTTTAGTATATTTTATTTTACTTGTTTCTTTATTAGATTCTAATATTTGATTATTTTTGATTATTTTATTATATATAGTATAATCAAATTTATCAGATATTGATAATTTATCTGCAGTATTTATTATATATTTAGTAGGATTTACTGCTAATGATCCTTCACGCATAATTTGTGTTCCTGTTCCATCTACTGCATTTATTAAACTTGCTTTATATCTAAATACTATAGAATCTATATCTGTAACAGAAATTCCTAATTCATTAATTCTTGCTGGTATTGGTTTATAATAAAATTTAGTACCATTACTTTCTTTAAAAAATTGTGTATTAGTAATATCATCAAGAAGATATTGTTCATCACCACAAGATAAATAAACTTTTACATTATGAGACACGTACCACATATCTGTTGAAGTCAATCCAGATTCTTCATATCTTTTATTGAATGTAGTTTTTGAAAGATTATAAAGAGGTATTATAGTATTGAATTTACTTACTATATTAGAATTTAATGGTTCTCCTTTTCATGTCGAATAATATTCAATATAATCCCCAGTGGTACTTTCTGAAATATTGATTCCATAATTATCTGAAACTGCGGTTAAAGGAATAGAAGTAGCATTTTTAGATTCAATATTGAATTCGCCACAATTTATTTTTAGTTTATCTGATGAATTATATATAGTTGAATTTATTGCATCTAAATCATATTCTGTATAATTTTCTTCATAAAGATCATTATAACATATGTTAATATTATTTAACTGATTTTTAATATTCAATATGCTTCCTAAAGTACTTGTAGTATTTAGGCTTAAATAATTTATTGAAGGAATTTGTAATTCTATATATTTGTCATATACTCTATTGCTGAAATATATAGGTTCTATAGAATAATTAAATTTAGAAAATGATTTATTATATGAATAATCTAATAAAACTGCATTTTCTTGAACATCATTATTAGATTTTACATATACTTTAATATGAAATCCATAACTTTTATCAAAAGCGTATCCTGTTGAAATATGTAATTTAATAGTGTCATATGGTATTGATTCAATAATACATGAAGCAGTATTATCTAATATATCTATACCAGATATTGTTTTATATGCTTTTGCATAATCATTATATGAAATAGGTGTTTTATTAGATGTATTAAAATATTCTATTCCTTTATTTGATAATGGAATAGCTAAATTATTAATATAATCATTATTGACATATAATAATTCATTTGTAAGCAACTTTAATATCTTATCATTGGATGATATTTTAATAGTTTCTGTGTCATCTAATGTTATTCCATCATAATCTTTATTAATACAATATTCTAATAATACTGCATCTGATATTTGTATAAATCTAGATATGTTTTTTGCCATAATTAAAAAGTTATTAAATTATATGATATACCTACACCTAAATATGGTGTACATATTATTTTCTTATCACAATATCCTGCTCCTACTCCAAGTTGGATTCCTAATCCTCATCTATTTTTGTTTTTAACATTTGATGATATTGATTTAATTTTATCAGGAGATATAACAGCTCCATTAATTTCTTTTATTGTACAATATGGATTATCATCTTTTACGATGATTTCAAGCTGGTTGTCTTTATTTTCTATAACATCAACTGTCAAACAAGATATAAAATTAGTATTATATATATCAGTTTTACCTATATTAGTAGTGCAGTTAAATTTAGAAATTCCATTCGTAGAATATCAGTTGTCTTTATAATTTCAATTATAGCATATATAAACAGAATCTTTTTTTACATCTGTAGATTCAATACGAATAGTGTCTATCTTATATTCG